GCGGGCGCACAATGCACTAACTACAGCACTATCAATCCCACCACTAATGCCTACCACTAATGATTTCATATTAGCTGTATGGGCATAGTTTTTAATCCATGCTGTAATTTGATCTTGCAACGTCATTTTAATAACCTTTTAATTTCAGCATTAACATCTCTTTACGATTGTACCAACGGTACCATATAGCAGGATCGCCCGGGCCAGTAATAACAAATATGGCACGATATGCTTGTGTTAACCACACCCACTGCCCACTGGCATGACATCGACGTGGCCATAAACACCATTTGAGATTAAGCAAAGCTCTTTCTAAAAAACGTTTGTGGCTGTATTGGTCTGGCATAGACAGTTCTGGTATTGGCATACTATTGTATAATCCGTCGGGCCACATTATGTCCCCCAACTATTTCCGAACAGGTTTAGGTGTAATCGTGGGCTATAATAATATCCCCGATCCATTGCTATTTTAGCAACATTAAATTCATTTTTATCATATATTGGAGTTGTTCCTCCGACGGGCATAAGATAGACCACACCGGCGAACCCGCCTGCACGGAAAGCATCCACGGCCCGAACTGCTTCGTTAACGTGATCTTGTGTTTCGACTACAAACTTGAGATATGTTGTTCCATAGTTTTGATATTCGGCAACAATCTCTGGCTTAATAGCATCTTCCCATGTTTCACCACTGGCACTTAATTTAGCACTAACACTAAATGTAACCTCGCTAGGTTTACCTGCACCATTAACCTGCCAGTCCATTAAAAACTGTTTAAAATCATCATGTAGTGGTTGAGTACCGTTTGTTTCAAATGTAATATTCTTTAAGTCTGACATCCTTGGATGACTTAGTAATTCTTTATAAGCACGTTGCCAACCTAGCAATGGCTCGCCACCGGTGATAACCAAGTGTACATCATTGCCGTTGTTCTGTACCCAATGTTTGTTAGGAGTCAATGCTAATATTTGATCTACTAGATCTTCTGTGGTTGATTTTTTTGCAAACTTTTTAAACTCTGGATATACTGTAGAATAACTATCACACCCAGTGGTCACCAATGGTAAATCTTCAAATTTGTTATACATGTGCATAACTTCAATTATGTCTGCAACTTCAGGATTAGTCCCAACAATAGGAGTTGGACAACCAAATGAGTTACACCGAAAGTTGCAACCAAATGTCCTTAAGAATACCGACGGAACGCCAACAAATCTTCCTTCGCCCTGCAGACTGTAAAATAATTCTGTGTAATGTATATTAGCCACAATTTTTCCTTAACTTAATAATACCAATTTTTTTAAATGATTCGCTAACTTTAATTTTCATTGTTTAACCTTTATTGGAACACCTTTATATGAATAATGATTGGTTCCATCGTTTTGTGCGGTTCTATCAAAATTGCTGTAATATGTATTAAGTTCGTTACTGTCTAATTCAAAATAATCAATAGGTTTTTTGCTATCACGGATAGCATCTGCCATTTGTTCTAAAAGTGTAGGTTCTCTATAATGTATTTTCATTTCCAAAATTCCTCCCAGGGGAAACAAATCCAGACATCTTCTTCAGCTTTATTTAGGCCGACAGCTGAATAACTAACATTTAATTCGCTAGCACTAGATTCGTTATCTACGAGTACAGCAACACGAACATTATTTCCCCATACATGATCCCACCGGCTGTCAACTGGCATACAACTACTCATCCAATCTTGTTTAATCCAGTTTAGTGTAGCACCTGAATCATTGATATCATCTACAATAAGGATCTTCTTACGACCATCGTTGGAACACATTGGATCAAAAACTTCGTAGCCGTATGCATCCTCGGCCATCCATAGGTTTGATTCAGGTTCACCACCGTCACGTAGACTTACTTTAAGTGTTTCCATTGGAACTTCTAAGTATTGACTAATAAGGTTAGCTGGAACCAATCCGCCGCGGGTAAGTCCAACAACATAATCGGGCATCCATGCATCACGTTGTAGTTGACGTAGGATTTCTTGGGTCTGACGCTCAACATCTTGCCAGGTATAATATACTTTTTTCATATTATTATTATACACTTACTATGATAGCATGTCAAGGATAATGAGAGATATCCAGGGTTTTTGTTGCTCTAGGATTTACCGGAATAGCAGGAATACCCAATTGGTCGTTAATTGATTGCATAAGATTTAGTTTAGCATCAGCATTACGACTACCGTGCCAGTGAACAATATTAGCATCTTCTAAACGGCAACCATTCCAGTTGTCAGTAAATTGTTTGGTACGTTCGTCTCCGGGTAACCAGGGACCTTGGTAAGCCATTGTTGGATCGATTACCTGATCCAGAGTAAGTCCTTGCGACCAAACCATGCGATTGTATAGCTTTTGATCATTGTTCCATTCTGTAGCTTCTGCAACATCTGTTAGTGCTTGCTCAAACATTGCACGATCCATTTCGGCAGGATAGTAACGTATGTCAGCATTTAGGAAATGCGAGTACTCATCAAGATTCTTTGGATCTGTGTAGTTAAACAGTAAGAAATGTTTATACCGACCAAATACTTCCACTGGTTTAATAACTTGTACATCGCTACCGCAATAATAAATGTTGCAAGGCTCGCTTGACCAAATATCCCAAATAGCACGGAATTGCTGACGGAACACATGGTTAACATCTGTAGCCGTTGATTCTAGTTTGATATATTCCCAGTCGCCTAGTAAGTTTTGAAAGAAGCTGGCTTCACTTAACTTGGCCATCTTTTCATAATAGTAGTATAAGTCGCCTTCGTCGGCACGGTCGCGTCCAGGCCACCACTGTGTACTATCGATACGATGTAGACCTTTAACTAGATAATTCTTCACAGAACTTCTACTTCCGGAAAGTATTTTACAAAATGATCATTAGGATTAGATCTAACTGATTGAATCTTTGACTTGATTTCTTTAAAGAAATTCCATGCCAGAGGAACAAATAATAACCGAGCATCTTCGCCTTGCTTCTGAAGATAATCAATACTAACAATAGGCACACTAGTTCCAGGTGTAAATTTTCCTTGTTTAAGTGGATTGTCATCTACAATAACATCCAATTGGATGTCGGCAAAATTTAGTAATGTATTACCTTTGGCAGCCGCACCATATCCGACTAACGTGAATCCTTGTCGGCGATGCTGATTGATTGTGGAAATTAATTGATTTACATTTTTGTAAACAGTCTCGGACCAACGATCATATGTGTTGATGTTTAGTAATCCGTTGGCTTCTTCAAGGTCTAAGATATTTTGAACACGATGCTGATTGGCTGATCGCTTGCTTAACACAAATATGTAACTATTGCCATGTATGGGAGTTTTAATAACATCGACTAGATTAAGCCCAACACGCCGTGCCAGTTCATTCATGCTGTTGGCATTAAAGAAGTTTACATGCTCGTGATAGATAGTGTCAAACTCGTTGTGTAAAACCATGTCAGCTTGGCTAGTTTGTATAAACAACACAGTATCGTCAGACATTAGTTCACTACAAGTTTTAACAAATCCGTATGGATCCGGATTATGAGCGCATACATTTTGTGCCACAATAATATCGTAGTCAACTTTGTTTAACTCGTTTACCGCCGCAGGCCCAAAGAAATCGCAAACTACATTATGATTTTTATTGCTTCGGGAGTGTAAATTTTCTGCAGGATCAATGCCATACGTATCAACCCCCAAAGCCTTAAAAATAATCAAGTTGTGTACCATCATTACAGCCGATGTCTAATACAGTTTTGGCTGTTGTGCAAGATTCTAAACAAAAATCTGCAAACCACTTAGAATAGTCTTTGATAGTTCGATTTGTTCCTGTGGCATACAAATAATTTTTATAGATAATTTCAGGATCTACTGTATGACTTAACTGCAAATGAAAACAATTATGACAGAGACGTACACCCAACGGATAACGAGATTCGTGTTCGTCTATAGACTCCTTATAACTATTAGCCAACGGCTGTGTGCCTAGGTCTAATGCAGTGTGAATATCATCTGATCCACAGGCTAAACACTTATTATTTTCTTTTACATAACTCATATCTTTAACCAGCGATCGTTCTTTAAGGTCCAAGTAACCATTTGTTCAATTCTAGTATCAAAACTATACTTGGGTTCCCAGCCTAGCTTTTTCATGTACTCGCCGCTGAGAGCATAACGGAAATCGTGTCCTGGGCGTTGTGTATCGTAGCCAACCATGGTGTACTTGAGTTCTTGTCCTAATACATCGGCAATCTTTTGTGCTACGTCAAAGTTTGAAACTTCTTGCTGTCCTACAATGTTAAACTTAGGACATGTGGCACCACCAAAGTCACTAGCGAGAGGAAAGCCTTTGTGTGGTAACGCCATGATAAACATAGTAGCATCTGCAACATCTGCGGCATGCACCCAATGACGAAGGCCACTTTGTGTACCTGTTTCTTCATCGCAGTGGATGGTAACTTCCTCTCCAGCCAAGATCTTACGCATAGCAATACCAATAAACTTCTCCGGTAGTTGGCGCTCACCAAACACATTCATGGTGTGTGTACAGTAGACGGGCATGCCAAACGTATTTTCGTAAGCCACGCATAGTTCCTCTGCGCCGGCTTTGGTGGCCGAGTACGGACTACGACTATTGTAACGATCGTATTCTTTATATTCTACACCTTCTGGCGCAGAACCAAAGACTTCGTCTGTGCCAAAGTTAATAAACTTTGCTAGGTCGGGCAAATATCTACGAGCATAGTCTAACAAATTACAAGTACCGACCACGTTGTCTTGTACAAACAACATAGGATTTTCGATACTACGAGTTACATGGCTGCCTGCAGCCATGTGAATAATATAGTCGACATGACCGATTTGTTTTGCCAACTGTGGATTAATTTCTGCACGTAGGTCATGAAAAATCACACGTAATCGACTCATTGCGTCAGATCCAAACTCCTGGCTTAACTCGGACAATCGATTTAAATTGCCAGAGAAATCCAGCCGATCCATCGAGATAATACTGTATTCTTCATGCTTGAGTAGTCGACGAATCATGTGATGACCAATGAACCCAGCACCCCCAGTTACTAGTACAGTTTTTTTCATGGTGTACTCGCTGGAACGGCCACTTGAAACTGTCGCATCTGCCCATTTATATCATTGTTGCGTAGATTTTCCCACGGGTCTTGTTTGTTATCTTTAGCCCGACACCAAAAACTATTATCCACACCTATACTACCTAAGTACTCATTGAGTTTATCGCATTCCGCCATACGCAGGTATATCATATCTGGATGATGAAAGTCTCTAGGATTACTTGGATTTCCCTCTAGTAACTCTCGTTGCTGGTAGGTGGCGTCTCGATTATTACCAGTAAGGTCTGCACGATCATGCAATACATTAACCTCAATCCGTTCCCAAATACCAACGCAATAGGCATTTTGACTAAGCCAAGCATCGTTCATGCTGTGCAAACTTAGATGACCAATTACATCTAACCATGCTCGCGGAACAATAGGGAATATACTGTAAGGATGGTCATTGTGTGTATGAACAGCCAGGAGTTTAAACTCACCGGTATATTTTTCTATTTCGGTGTCCCAACCTTGTGTTTCCATTACAGCATCGTCATTCCAGAAGAACATCCAATCTGCTGAACTATTTTTAGCCAGGGTGTTTACATAGTCATGTAATTGACTATATCCCATTGGTTCAAAAGACATGGCTGTATAATGAACACCCATATCATCTAATTTAGGTTGTATTTCATCTTGGAAATGAGTAATGCCCACAGCATCATCGGTATCGAGTCCTAATAAGACCTGTATACTGTCCAGGTCATTGGCTTTTTCTAATAGGCCTATTAGACTGCGGGTTAGTGTTGTTGTGCGGCCACGAGTAGGCAACAATATGGCTATTTTATATTCGTTTGTCATTGTGGAAATATTTATATGCGTATATTACTATGCAAATAAGTCTTCGTCCCAACATCTATGCCCCTCTCTAAAAGCCATATTTGATTGTGTTTCGCGAACTTCAACTCTGTAGCACCATAGACGCTGTTCTAACCTTGTTTTCATTCTTCAACTCCGAAATGTTCTCGAATCTCCACCATACATTGTGTGCCACCATTCAACCAAGTGTCTACACTTTCTGGAACAGGATCACTGATAACTTGTTCACAACATCCTAAACATTCTCTCACAAGCAACTCGGCGAACTTTTCTTTACTGAAGATTAGTTCACCATCCGATTCCACAAGACTCTGTGCGGCAAACTTTTCTAACATAGGTATTTTTTTCATATATTTCCTAATCCTATTCTTGAATAACCTAACCGGCTCTTGATATCTTTACGGTCTTTGTTCTTCTCTGGTTTCCACGCTCTTGGATCAACTGTAGCACCTGTAAGTTCATATCTGAAGTCTGGGTCATAAACCATATAGCCCAACTTGTTCCATTTGATTGCTCCATCGTCAAAGAGAAAGATACAACCACGACACATACAGAAACTAGCACCATTATCGCTCATCACATTGCCATTTACTGTGCCCACATACTTGACCACATTGCCTTTGTGCATTTCTTTCAATGCTTCGTAATAATCAATCATAGGTAATAATATTCCTTGTTATTTGGATCTTTCAATCTACTATGTAGTTTGTATTCAGATATATTCAATTGTAGCATAGCATCTTTCAATGTGTCAAATGTTCTGGACTCGGCAACAATCTTTCTTGCCCTTCCGTTCTCACTACCAGCACATTTACCTTTTCTACCTTTACTGCTATTCTCAAATACTTCTTTACGCTTTTCTTCTGACCAGTTTGCTCTTGTTTCTTTGGCCTGTTGTCTTGCTAATGCTTCAGTTTTGGGATTACGATTCTCTACACCCTTGCGGGCGACCTCTTTTCTGCGTTCAGCACCCATACGCTCTTTACCTAAACGGGCACTACGCTTTCTATCTTCCAGGTCACGTGCTTTAACACCTGCAATCATGTTAGGTATATTACCACGCAACTTTTCCTTAAACTGCTCACCTTCTTCGGACTGAAACCATTCTTTAGTTTTTGTGTGGGTTCTGCTCAAAATCTCTTGCTTTTCTTCTTCTGTTCTATTTGCCCAGATTTGTTTGATTTGATTACTAAACTCTTGCCTGCGTTCGTCAGTCCACCCTGCCTTAGTATCACCGCCGATAACATCTTTGGCTACATTGTAATAGTCGGCAGAGTAGTAAGCATTGACTTCGTCCAGATGAAACTTTTCACGCTGTAAAAGATATTGTCTATCTTCTACTTCAACATACTCAATAATGGCTCTTGTAAAGTTCTCAATACCGTGCTTTTTGATAGCCCGTTGAAAAACTTTACCTGAACCGATATAACCATCATCTATTGTGCCTGCGTGAGAACCAATATACTTTTTACCATTAAGCATATTGGTCCATTCGTAAATAAATCCATAATACATAGTTCGTCCTTTGCTACTAACTATGTTTATTTATACGAAATCACTCAAAACCAACAAATAAATCTTCGTTCCATTCTCTATGGCCTTCACGAAATGCCATATTAGATTGGGTCTCTCGGACTTCAACTCTATAGCACCAAAGTCTTTTTGCTTCGGCTTCTCCCCACATATCTGGGATATAAACGCCATTGACATACTTGTAAAGATAGTCAGCGAGGGACTCGCATCCTAACTTTGGTAGTATAGTCAATTTCATCAGGCCGCGCCTCTCGGCTTCTTTGTACCAATCAAGTTCCGGGTCATCGGAACTACAAAGTGTGGTGTGGTCAAATTGGTCCTCAAGAACCTGCTTGAGTTCTTTTAGTCCGCCATAATCGCACGCCCAGTTACGAACGTCCAGGTCGTTAGTACCAAAGTAAAACTTCATACTAAACGCATAGCCATGGATTAGGTTACAATGGCTATCGGCCTTCCACTGGCGATAGGCCACAGGGAAAGCATCTACATACTCTTTGGTACTAGTGAATTTATATGTTACTGG